GTCCTGAGTGTCTCCGTTGGCGGCGTTCCTGAGTGGACAACCCCAACCCCCGCGCCTGGAACCGCCACGACCGCTGGCGTCTACGGCGTCACGACGCTGACGGATTCAACCTCCTCAACCTCTACCACGACTGCCGCGACGCCAGCATCGGTCAAGAGCGCATATGACCTTGCCGCCGCAAAGGTTGCCTCGGTCGCTGGCACTGGCGCGATCTCCTCGACTGGTGGGACGGCACCTGTTATCTCAGTGGAGTCTGCCTCAACGACTGTCGTTGGCGCGGTGCAACTCACCGACGCAACAAACAGCACGAGCACGACTACCGCAGCTACGCCGAATAGCGTCAAGTCAGCTTATGACTTGGCTGGAACGGCAATTCCAAAGAATACTGCGACCACGGCTGGAGATCTTCTTTACGCGAGCGGCAGCGCAACGATTGCGCGACTTGGCATTGGATCAACGGATCAGATGCTCGTTGTCGCTGCTGGCGTTCCTGCCTGGGCATACAAGCCAAATATCGTCACGAATGCGCAAACGGGAACGGCGTATACGCTGGCCCTAACTGATGCCGGGAAACTCGTTGAATTGTCAAATGCCTCTCCAATCACGCTGACGGTGCCAACAAATGGAACCGTCGCCTTTGCCACTGGAACGCAGATTGATCTACTCCAGACTGGCGCTGGACAGGTAACGGTTGCAGGAGCAGGAGTCACGCTGCAATCTGAAAGCAGCAAACTGAAACTCAAGGGTCAATATGCTGCCGCCACGCTGATCAAGCGCAGCACCGATACGTGGGTGCTGATCGGTAATTTGAGCGCCTGATGTACACCATCGGGATTATTGCTTCGTCGGCAGGCGCAATCGTTGCGGCGACAGGTGGCACCGAGTACACCTCTGGAAATTACAAGTATCACAAATTCACCTCAAGCGGAACGTTCACCGTCACGTCTGGTGGCGATGTTGAGACAATTCTGATTGCGGGTGGTGGCGGTGGTGGAACGGCTGGTGGTGGCGTGCAGTTACGCGGAGGCGGCGGCGGTGGCGCCGGTGGATTGAGTTACCTCACAACAGCGGTGAGCGAGACTTCCTATGTCATCACGATTGGTGCTGGTGGAGGAATTCAGGCCAACGGAAATAACACAACATTAGGCGCACTTGGCACTGCCTTCGCTGGAGGCGCTGGAGGCGCATATGGCGCAAACGGTGCAAATGGTGGATCGGGCGGTGGAGCAGGAGGAAACCTTGCCGCACCAGGTGCTGGAACTGCCGGACAAGGAAACAGCGGTGGATCTGCTGCCGTAAGTGGAAACAGCGGCGGCGCTGGCGGTGGCGGAGCCGGCTCTGCCGGAGCTGATACCTCGTCGGCTGGAGCAGGAGCAATAGGCGGAGACGGATTGTCAACCTATTCGGCTTGGGCGACCGCGACGAGCTCTGGATATGACAGTGGATACTATGCCGGAGGCGGCGGTGGTGGTGGATCAGTAATCACATCTGGTGGCTTCGGTCTTGGTGGCGGTGGACGCGGCGCGCGAGGCACGGCAACAAATGCGACGGCAGGCAGCGCCAACAGCGGTGGAGGCGGCGGCGGAGATAACGGCCTTGCTGCCACATCGGCGGCTGGCGGAGGATCTGGAATTGTGATTATTCGCTATACGACAACTTAGGAGGATCAATGGCGCACTTTGCTGAAATTGACGCAAACAACACGGTTACTCGCGTGCTGGTCGTGCCAGACGAAGAGCAGCATCGAGGGAAGGAGTACCTCTCGCTTGATCTTGGGCTTGGTGGAACGTGGCTTCAGACCTCATACAACACCTATGGCAACAAGCACATCAACGGAGGCACTCCGCTCAGGGGAAATTACGCTGGCGTCGGATATACGTATGACCCTGTTGCCGACGTGTTCTACTCTCCAAAGCCCAGCGAGACCGCTATCCTGAATACGGAAACATACCTGTGGGAAGATCCAGTGGCCGACGCGTTATTGAACGAAGGGGAAAACAATGAGCTTCTCGGATAAGACAGTCATCGCGGGGCTGAGGGACCACCTCCTTGATACGGCCCCTCCGTCTGGATATGCCGTCCGTGCGGTTCACGCATATCCGCCAGACAACATTTCAGTTGCTCCGGCAATCGTCATCATCCCTGGTGACGACACGATTGGCTATGGCGCATCCAATCGGCAGATCACGCTTACGTTGAACGTCACGCTCTACCTGATGCCGCAGGCAGATCTTGCGCGCAAGTATGAGGACCTGATGACGTGGCGCACCTGGCTGCGCGACGCCTTCATTGACGGCGTGACGCTTGACAACACGAGCGGTGTGGCACAAGCCAGCGTTGTAAGCACTACAATGGGAACTGATACCTGGGGAGATCAGGACTTCTTGACCATCTCGGCAGCGGTGGAAATTGCGTGTGTGGAGGCGATTGGAACAAGTGCCTGAACTAAAGAAGCCGCTCTCGTATAAGCCAGTTACTCACGTGCTCGTGCAGCACGTCCTCGGCTCTCTTCCACAAGGGGAGTTCGTGGCGGGGTTGCCGCTCGACGGTAGTATCATCAGCGCACCTGCGGTTCAGGCAGAAGCCTGGATTGCCTCAGGAATTGCCAAGCGTGCCGCGTCTGCGGCTGAAGACAAGGAGACCGAATAATGCCAGCCGCATCCGCAGGAAACGTCCTGTTCAGCAAACTGGTCGCCTTCAAGGAAGCGACTGCAGGCACCATTCCGACGCTGACAAGCGGCGGCCGCAAGATGCTCGTCTCGCCAACTGGCGTGATCAGCGACGGCGTGACCATTGAGCTTGGGGCAGAACGCAGCGTTGCGCTTCGCAATCCGCTCATCTCCACGACCGGCACCATCGTTTCCATTGAGCCAACACTGAGCGCCACCGTTCCTGCGGTGAGCGTCGGTGAACTTCCGATCTGGCTCTCAATGACTCGCGGCACTGCTGCTGCTGGAACCGCTTCGCCATACGCGTGGGACTACGACTACTCGATGACGGTGGCGAATGCGCCGCAGTCTTATACCCTTGTCGCAACCGACGGCGTGCAGCAATACGCAGTGAACTACTGCTTGGCTGAGTCCATCACGATTGCGGCTGACCGCAGCGGATTGACAAACCTGAGCGCAAACCTGTTCGCGCAGAACGTTGCCAAGAACAGCGCGACACTTGCCGAAGGCACGCCAACCTCGCAGTTTATGGCGGGGCGACTCTGGAACGCCTATCAGCACGGCACAGCCTTCCCAGGTACTGCCGACGGAACTGCCTACGAATATTTGCTTGACTTCTCACTGGAGTTCAACGCAGGCATCACGCGTCAGGCATACCTTGCAGGCACGACCACATTCAGCACGCACAGCGAGAGCAACCCATTCACCGGCACGCTAACGATGACGGTCTCCTCGACCGCATCTGCGGTGAGCACGTGGTACGACGCGTATCGCGCGGCAACCCCGCGCGGCGTGCGACTCTCGTGGAGCAATGGCACGTATGCGGCGCACATTATGGCGATGGTCGTCCCAACCGAGGTTCAGCAGATGGCTGGAGCCGAGGATGGGCTGACGACGATGGCCGTGACTGGCACGCTGGTTTACGATCCAACGAGCGCCAAGTCGCTCAGGATTTACACGACAAGCGATCTAGCAACTCTGCCGTAAATCGGCAGGAGAGGGGGAGTATATGACTCAGAGTAAGCCGTCGTTCCGAACGGTCGAGGTGCGACTTGCAACTCCGTTTGAGGGCTGGGAAGCCACGATGAAGGCAGAGGGCGTACCAGCACGCATCCTGATTGATCTTCAAAGCGGCGATGCCGAGCGCGCAATGCGAGCGGTAGAGCGCCTGATTGTCAAGCACAACTTCTTGACGGACGAGGGCGAGCCAGCCAAGACAATCATTGACTCGCCAATGGACGCACTTACGCAGACTGTGGAGAAGTGGTCGGAGGCAGTCTCAGCACTCCCCCCTCGCTAAGGCTCGACGCCCAGCGGCTGGCGGCGGGTCGTTCAATTGCGCCGCACCCGTTGATCGCAGCGCACCTCATCGGCGAGAAGTTCCACGTGCCGCCTCACGAGGTTCTAGAATGGGAGACGCAAGACTTCTTGCGCGCACTCACGCTGATGTCCGACCTTCAGCCAAAGGAGCACCGTGGCCGCTGACGATTCGCTTGTACTTCAGATCACGACCGATAAGGCGTTTGATGATCTTCGGATCGGCTTCCTTCAGGCAGATAACCCAAGTGCCTTCAAGCGCCTGCAATCTTTTGCCGCGTTGAATGCGGCTCGCACGATGCTCGGACCGATGAAGCAAGCCGCTCCGCGTGGAACCACAACAGAGAACCCAGGCAAGCTTCAGCGCAATGTCAAGGCGCGTGGGGTGCGCTTCAACAAGCCAGGTGCAGTCGTCGGTATCAAGGGCGGACGGTCTGGCGTGTTCTATGGGTGGTTTGTCGTGGAAGGGCGTTCAGGCGTACGCCGAACCAAGAGTGGCTTGAAGTCCGTCAAGCCAGTAGCCGCTCGACCATTCGTATCAGATACCGTCCGCAAGAGCGGTACAATTGAGCGCGCAATGGAATCGTTCTCTGCAACCGTGGAGAAGTTCCTGAATGACGAACCGTTCCGAAACACAATCCTGAAGTTCAGGAGAGGGAGTCAACGCTAATGGCATTTGGATCTGACCGCTCCGCCAACTTCGTCATCAAGGCAAAGGATGCCGCCACTGGTCCGCTCGGCAAGATTGGCGGCGCAATGGGAAAGCTCAAGGGGGCAGCGGGGGCAGCGTTCAAGGCAATTGCAGCTGGGGCTGCTGCCGCAGCAACTGCAATCGCCGGCTTCGCTATTGCTGGCATCAAGGCGGCCGTAGAGGATGAGCAGCAGACGATTCGGCTCAATGCCGCACTAAAAGCACGAGGATTTGCGCTCGATCAACTCGGTCCAAAAGTTGAAGAGCAGATCAAGGCGATGCAGCGTCTTGGGTTCAGCGATGACCAAGTGCGCTCTGGGCTTGAGGTCGGCAGTCGTTTCTTCAAGAACCAGGAGAACCTGCTCCGAGCAAATGCGGTCGCTGCAAACATTGCAGCCGTTACCGGCAAGGATCTTGCCACCGTAATGCTCGCCATTGGGCGAGGCGCGGCTGGTAGCACGCGTGGGCTAATGAGCCTCGGTATCGAGGTAGAGAAGGGCGCAAAACTCAAAGACATCCTGCGCGCTGCGGACGAAAAATACGCAGGGACAGCGGAGGAGCTTGCCAATAGCACGGCTGGGAAGTTTGCCGCTGCACAGATTACGTTCAATGAGCAGATTGAGGCGCTCGGATATCGGTTCCTGCCAGCAGTCAGTACGGCGATGGATTTCCTCGCCAAGAACGTGCTGCCAATGACCGACAAGCTGTTTGGGATTCTTGGTGACACGATCACTGGCTTTGCAGGAAAACTTACTGAGAAGGGCGGCGTGGCTGACTCAGTGCTTGCCGTTGTTGGCCCAATCGCACAGAGACTTGCCCCTGCAATCGGAGACGTTGGCAAAAAGATCGGAGAACTTCTTGGATCAATCGGCGAGCTTGTCGTAGCGCTTTGGGACGACGGGGACGGACCACTTGCGATCGCGGTCACTGCCATTGGTGGTCTATTTGAAGGCTTTGTCAAAATTCTTGGATTTGTCGTAGATACGATCAAGTTGGTCATTGATATTGCAACCGAGGCGCTGCAACTACTCGATAGGCTCGGTGGAAGTGCACGTAGGCAGACAGGTCAACCGACCTTTACTGGCGGGGGCGGAGCCTACGGCGGCGGCGGTGGTGGGCAGCAAGGAATGTCGCCATACCCGACTGGACCTATTGGGGCGAATGTGGTCATCGGCACCAACGCGATGAGCAGCCTTGACCTTTATCTTGGAACGCAGGCGCGGGTATCAACTGGGCGCCAGACCGGTGGCCGTCCATAAATGGCAACGGCTCCATTCCAACTTTGGCTTGATCTAGCGGCGATCCAGTCCGCGACGCGGACCTCGTCGACCGTCACGGTTACTACCTATACGCCGCACGGCATCAGCACTGGCGCCTACGTACAGATGCAAGATGCATCTGGAACGCCTGGCACCTCAATGAATGGCGTGTATCAGATCACGGCAACCTCTGGAACTACGTTCACCTATACGGCAGCCGGTTCCGCGGGAACTGCGGATACTGGCTCAGCCGTTGTCAGTTATGACCTGTTGAACCCGCTAATCAATTACAGCGGCACAGCAAAGGAGCAGGCGCTATACGTCCCGACTGAATCGCTGCTCTTTGCAGTAAGCGGTGACGGATCTGGCGCGAGCAGTTCGTTCCGCGTTGCACAAGACGACACGCCAACGGATGGGCCGTGGTTCAAGCTCATTCCTGATCAGGCACGTGTCCGCCTCGTGCGCGCCAATACTGGGGTCACTCCAGCGGCGGACAAGAGCGATCTTTATTTCGTCAGCGCGATTGCAACCATTCAGGCGCGGCTAAATGGCGCAGGGCTCGGCACACTTGCCGACGTTGCTCTTCAAGACTCAACCAGCCTTCTTGAACGCATCTATGTCTATTCATACAATGTGCAGTCGCACGTCATTGCTCGAAATGGGCTGGTCAGATCAAGCAACGTTGTTACCGTCACCACAAATACAGCACACGGATACTCCAATGGCGGCACGGTTGCAATCAGCGGCGCGACCGGCGGAGGAAATGCCGAATTCAATGACAACAGCACCACTATTGCAAATGTTACAGCAACAACATTTACATACGATCAGAATGGCGACGGCGCCACTGGAAATCAAGAGATCTCAATTAGTTCCGCCCAACTGTTTGGCACGGCGCTCAACCGCGTGGAGTTGACGCTTCCCGCTGGGAGCAACGTTCTTGACACGAATGGCGTGGTCATCATTAGCGGCATTACCTCAAATGTCGGTATAGCTCAGGATTACGTCAATAGCGTCTTTGAGGGATTCAGTAGGCCAGGGGCGAACAAGATCGTTGTTGATCTTGTCGGGAGCGTCGCAGGGACAGCAACTTTTGACACGACCAACGGCAAGCTCATTGGTCTTGCAATTGTCGAGCCACTCAATGTTACAAACGATCTGACGCTCCAGATTGATGCTGGCGAACTGGAGACCGACGCGGTGAAAGACGTGCTCACTGCCATCAACAAAGTAAAGAGCGCCGATTATGCGCTGCAACGCCTGATCAATACGGCTGGAACTGCAAACATTGTTGGAGCGAGCAACCTTGCGGCAAAACAGACCATTGAGATTCCAGCGCAAACAGTCCGTGGGGTGCTTGATACGATTGTTGAGCACTACCAGGGGCTTGATGGAAAGCCACGCAGATACTTTGTCGACCCGACAGGAAACTTGAACTACGGGCTTGTTGATGCTGGCGCAAAGCCGACATACGCGACCGCGCCGTACAAACTCATCACAAGCGGCACGCAGAATCCAGATACGACAACGGGAGCCGCCACACTCATTCCGTACTCGCTTGAGGTTGGTTATGACCATCAGACGACCAAGAGTGCGGTTGTTACCAATCAGGGGACGGCGTACGAGCCGACGATCACCACCTACTTGGATTACGACTATGCAATCCGTCGCGGTGCTCCGTTCTTTGACGGCACGATTGAGGTTCCTGACGTGACGAGCGGCCTTACTGCGAACGCGTACCGCTACAGCAAATCGTTCTTCCTTGAGGCACACCTTCCTCTGATGAGCGGGTACGTCACCCTACGCGGTGCCGGAACCGCAGCGCACAACCTCTACGGCTTCGGCGCGGGATACGCGCAGACAGGCGCCTCAACGTATGCCCTTGTGAACCGCTGGCTACCTGGACAATGGGTTGACATCACCTGCGCCGAGCTTGGGCTTAGCGGACTGTATCGAGTGGAGCAGGTAAACTGGGGACTTGAGCCTGGGTCGTTTACTCAAATCATTACGCTAACCTTCAGCTATAAGCCGCAATACTCGCTAAGTAACCTGTTGAAGTCGGGAGCATAAATGCCGTCACGAATCACGCAAAACGATGAAATTCTCAAGCGCCTTGACCTTATGAACGCGCGCCTCAATTCGCAATCCGAAAAGATTGACCATTTGACGCGTGACATTGATCAGATGAAGGGCGGTCTTGCCGTCCTCCGCGCCATCGGCGCGCTGCTTGGCGTTGGCGGTCTTGGTGCGCTCCTGACGTGGATGATCCAGCAGGGCAAATGACTCTCGTCGTCCGCTCGCAACTTGGACTCGCCGAGCGCCTCGGCGTGAAGGCGATGGACGACTGCGGCCCTGCAAGCCTTGCCACCTGTGCCACCTACGTCGGACTTCCGACGACCACGAAGCAGGCGCACGCAGCCTGCGCTCAGGCTGGGCGCGTGGACACGCCAACCGGCGCTGAAGGCACCTCCGCTGCGCAGCTCGTGAAGGCTGGCAAGATCCTCGGCTTGAACACGCGTTCAGTTTACGACTGGAGTGAGGCGAGCAACCAGGTCAAGAACGGTGCCTCACTGATCCTCAACATTCAGGCAAGCCAGAAGGTGCTGCCAGACCATCTCCGCTCCAAGTGGCAGCGCGACTACTGGAAGAAGCAGCCACTCGCCACCTACGGCCACTACGTCGTGTTGGCGTATCAGGATGGCGGCTGGCTCTATGCTTGTCCGACAATGCAGGAGGGCAAGCCTGGAAGGGCTGCTACGCCTGAAGAAGTGAAGGTGTTGCGAGACTCGAAGGGGAATGCGGGATTCCCGACTCCTCCGGCGATGGTGCTCGTACACAGAAAGTAGGGAGAGATGGATCAGTTCTACAGCGACCTCATCAACGCGCTTATCGTCGCGCTTGTGCCAGTGGCGATTGGCGCGCTTGGCTATCTCGCCAATCAGGTCATCAACTTGATCAAGGCAAACGTCAGCCGCGAGCAATACGCGATGCTGGAGAAGATCGCCTCTGCGACCGTCGCCAGTCTTGAGCAGACCCTGAAGAGCAAAGAGGGTCAGGAGAAGAAGGCGGCTGCCATTGCGCTGGTGCGCGCTGAGTGCGCCAAGCGCGGCATCAAACTAGACGAAGAGGCCATCGGCAACGCCGTAGAAGCCGCCGTCTATCGCGCCAAACTGGGGGCTTGACAAGAGCCTGAGACCGCTTCACTCTGGTTGCGTGGTGTGTAGCTGCGCCACTTAGGGGGAGGTTTATGGAGAAAGTTAGAAGGGGTCCGCGCTGCGCGATGTTCGCGCCTCCGCTACCTGCGGAGGACCTAGAGCAGCTACGTGCTGCGCTCAAAGCGCCTGAAGTCGGCACGTCGTCAATCTGGCGATGGCTTGACAAGAAGAAGGTGGATGTCGGCATTGAGACCGTGAAGCGGCACCGCAGGGGCGAGTGCTATTGCAGGAGGGAAGTATGACGGACTTCAAGGAGTTCCAGCAAGAGGATGAACTGAGCGAACTCAAGTCGGCGCACAGGCGTGCGCTGCGAGCACTGGCAAAGAAGGAGCAGCAGACCGAAGAACTCGTGGAGGCGGTCTACCGCGCCGCGAAGGATGCGGCGGTCGGGATGAAGATTCCAGCCGTGCCAGCGCCTAAGCCGGACAAGCGCAAGGGCAAGCGCGAGGTTGCAGTGGTGCAACTGAGCGACTGGCAACTCGGCAAGAAGAGCGTTGACTACGACATTGACACTGCGGCAAAGCGGCTGCAGCTGCTGGCTGAGAAGGTCAAGCGGGTCGTGGAGATCCAGCGACTCGATCACCCAGTGGACACGGTGAAGATCCTGCTGACTGGCGACCTCGTGGAGTCAGACGGCAACATCTTCCCTGGGCAAGCCTACGAGGTTGAGGCGGGCGGTCTGTACGTCCAAATCTTCCGAGGTGCGGAGATGCTCGCGCAGTTTGTGCGAGGTATGGCCGCACTCTTCCCGAATGTCGAGGTCTACGGCGCGATCGGCAATCACGGACGCCTGGGACGATTCAGCGATCACTCGCCTGAGTCCAACAGCGACGCGATTCTCTACAACATTGCGCGGTCGCTCGTGCAGACCGAGAAGCGCGTGATCTGGAAGGAGAGCCTGACCGTTGGCGGTCGGCACTGGTACGACACGCTGGAGCTGCCAGGCGGCAAGATCGGGATGATCGTCCACGGCGATCAGTTCCGAGGTGGACTTGGAATGCCGTGGTACGGCGTCGCAAAGAAGGCGAGCGGCTGGCGCTTGAGCGTTGCGCCGTTTGACTATCTCTGGTTCGGACACTGGCATCAGCCGGCGCGACTCGTGTTGGCTGATGGCAAGATCACCACGTGGTGCTCGCCGAGCCTTGAGTCCAGCAACCGCTTCGCGCAGGAAGTCGTTGGCGCATCAGGTGAGCCGGGGCAGTGGCTAATGTTCTTTGACGGCGATGGAGAGGTCTCGGCTGAGTACCTGATCCGCTTGCGCTAGTGGCTCCGTTCGTCCACGACCCGCCTGAGCGCCCACCCGACGGCGCGTGCTCAGTCTGCAACGAGACGACGAGGGTTTGGAGGTTTGCCGAACAGTCGGTGAGCCTGACCCCTGGCTATACTGCGATCTTGGCGTATGCCATC